TGGGCGCAAACTGCAGAAAGTCGCCGTGAGAACACTTTAACGCCATCAATTATCGGCTTTTTAATGTACTTAGTTGATCGTGGCATTATGTCACCGCCGACCAATGAAATCATGGTTGAATGGGAAAGCTTAAGCGAACCGTCAACAGGTGAAAAATTAGATAACAGTAAAAAAATGTCTGACGTAAATAAAGTGGCGTTTGAGACTGGTCGCGGCGAAGCTGTATTCACAGAAGAAGAGATTCGAAAAGGTGCTGTTTCTGATGAAAAACCGGAAGAAGATTTTGAGGGTTTTGGCGAAGGCGACGACATTGACGAAGACATTATAAAAGATGAACCTTAAGCCTTGGCAACCAGGTAAAATATTAATCACTAGTCAAGAGGTTAGTGATTCGATTGCTTTTGCTACTTACATGGGTTGGCCTTTTTGCGCATCCCCTCTTAATGCTGCGTTTGTTGTCATGGTAGCGATCACAAAGGTTCAAGATGAAAATAAAAGCGATAATTAATGCAAAAGTCGGCAACCCGATAATTCCGCGCAATAAAGAAGATCCAGCGGGGCAATTCGGAAACCTGCGCAATGCTAACGCCCAATTAAGAAAACGGTACACTAGTATAAAAAAAGGTATTCGCGAGCTAATATCGACGTTTTCGCCTGCTGTTGTTACGAATGCGGCAGTATATGAATATCAACTAGACGCACAGCGCTATAATTCGATAAATCTGTTTTTACAGCAACTTCTTTATGATGACTTGCTTGATAATCAACAAGGCGTTTTTACAAATCGATGGTGGCTTAATGCTAACTTAACAAGCGCATATACTGACGGTGCTAGTGACGCTTTACAGTCTGCAAAAAATATCGCTGTACCCGCAATTGTTGGTCAAGAAATATCGTCAACGGTTCGCAGTATACAGCTTGAGCAAATAGTTTTTTCTCAAGGGTTCCAATCTCGCGTGGCCTTGGTGCATTCTCGTGTGTTTGAAGAAATGAAAGGGCTGTCAGACTCAACCAAAACAGATCTGGCAAATACTCTCGCTCGCGGCATGGCATCAGGCAAGGGCGTAAAAGCACTGACAAAAGACGTTATGAAGCGAGTTGATGTTTCTTTCAGTCGCTCTAAGCGAATTGTGCGTACTGAGATTTTAAACGCTTACCGAACAGCTACGGCAGCAGAAACGGACGTACTTAATGAAGATGTTTACGCCGATAGTGAATGGGGTATGCTGCAATTGTGGTTTAGTGCTTTGGCGGCAACGAGTCGTCCGAACCATGTTTCACGGCATGGCGAGACATATTCGACTCAAGAGGTGCGAGAATTTTATTCTGTTAGCGGTAATGCGATAAATTGTCTTTGCAGTCAGTCTCCAGTATTGACCAACAAGAAAACAGGCGAGATATTACAAAAACCATTACAAGAAAGAATGCGCAAACAGAAAGAAGCTTATCAGTCTGCGCATGGCTTGGTTAAGAAGGTTGCTTAATCAAACAAATCTATCTGATCTGTTTTTGGTTTTTTCATACTCTTAACTGTCCTGTACCAGTGGCTAACATGAGGGGCAAAACCTAGTCCGTAAAGCGGTAAATCATTATTTAAAATGCACATAGCTATCGCTTTATAGCTTGGGACCCTCATTGACTCCATTAGTCTTTGCGGAACTTCGTCAGGTATCCCGCCCTTATAGCAGCGTTCCTCCCATACCTGTATGTAGCTTTCTGCTCTCGAAATACAAGTTTTTCCATGCTTGTATTGCTCGCTCTGCTTGTTTATTTGCCAAAAATTGTTGCTCATCGGATAAATACTTCCATGCCTTTCTAGTTATATGTTCAGGGCAGTTCATTGCTAAGGCTGCAGCCGCATGACCTATCCATGCTTTTTGATTAATAAAACTGTCTGTTAAAGCGTTTTCACAGCTAACTGGCCATTGTTTTGTGACTTTAACCATGTAAGATCCGTACAACTCATGGTCAGAGGTAAAGAGAACAGCCCTTTCGAGCCATTCCTTTACATTTGATACATCGCCCCACATGTTGAATTTTATTTCTTCCCATTCGTTATAAGGATGGTAAACTCGCTTCAATTTCTTCATTGTCAGCCTCAACATCCCAAGAGTCAGAAAAGTCAGCGTTTTGAAATAGCGCGGCCAACCCAGTTATTTGCTTCATTCTTAGTAGCTCGTCCGGCGACATACCTATGTGCTGGCATATCCATCGATCGCCCTTACCCATCTCTACAAGCTCAGAAACTATTGTGCTCATTAACTCGATGTTATGACTACCGCGCGCCCTGTTGTGGCGAATAGTTGAAGCCATTCTATTTTCCATGGTTTTATCAAGAACAACACAAGGGAGAACACCACCTTCACGCTCAAGGATTCTTTTGGAGTTCTTTAAGGTTAAAAACCTATGGAACCCATCAACAACGACGTACTTGTCGTTTTCTTCATCATAAACAGTAACGACCGGTTGAGTGTAACCATCTTCCCATATCGATGTTTCTAGTAGAGCCATTTCAGGAGGAGCAACGCTGTTTGGGTTGTAATCATTAGCTGTCACTTTGTCAATTGGTACTGGTATCACGTTATATACTGGAGATTTAAATTTAGTCATTGTTGTTTGTCCCGTCTAATGAATATGAGCCATCTTCTCTGTGTGTTTCTTGTGCTATTAACGGCGGATTAAATACGCAAATCAAAACAGTTTCTTCCATTGCTTCGAAATAATGAGGATCGTTTTTATCAAGTGTGTAAGTAACCCCTGGAGAAATACCGTATTCCTTACCGGTAATCGAGCAAGTTAAAATTGCATACCCTGAAACACAATAACATGACTCAAGATGATTCTTGTAATGCTGAAAAACCTTCTTACCTGGCTGTATTACGGTTTTAGTTAATCCGAACCCCATACCGTCAGATTTTAATATTATTCGATTGCTTTGCCCTGCGTGAAACTTAACGATTCTTTCGTTTGGTAGTGCCTTTACGTTACTTATTAACATTTTTATCTCCTAGGTTTTTGTATTTTTCCATTATTGCGCGTTGCCTAACTGCTTGGGCTTTTGTTGGGGCTAGACCCATGTACTTGCAAGTGTGATCATTCTTTAAAATTGTTATTGCGAATCTTTTCCAGCTAGCTACATCGGAATTGTGACACTTGAGCATATCAAGATGATCAGGTGTTCTTCTGATCGCGACACGTTTCAATGTTTTTTTTCCGTGTGCCGTATAGCCGTTTATCCTAAAATCTATGTTGTTTTTTTCTAAATCAGCGATAACTTCATCAGGCAATCCGCGACCCGTTCTAGCCCAGTACTTTATTGATTGAGCGAATCGCATCTTAAAATTTTCTGCTGACTCAGTGGGTAGCGTATCAAGAAGAAACTTAACGAACGACTTCCAAGTATGTCCTTTTGGTAATGAAATGCTTTTGTAACCCATTTGCTTTCCGTAAGTCGCTATAAAGTTAGCACCTTGAACTCTTGCGCAAAGCCTAGACCAAATATGAGGATCAATTACACGGTAAAGATTTAATGAACTTTTTGCCTCACTCATGAATGGTGACGCTACGCGCATAGAACCTACTGGTACGCCCGCCTTGTAAAATACATCGTACAGCTTATTGTAATCCCATTCGTATTCAGCATTTGATCTCCAAACATCGTTTGTCATCCAGTCAAATATCGGGTAAACATTAAATACATTTTCCGTATTTCTTTTTGTCCACATTTTTCCAAGTTTTGTTTCTTTTCTTTCGTTAAGAATTGCACGGAATCTATTTAAGCTTTCACTGGTGCGAATGCCTATCATATTTGCACAAGTCTTACCTTGTGCGTACCATTCTGCGAACCCATCCCAAAAATGATCGTACTGCATATCTTCTTCAAAAAAATCGAATTTATGATTGTTGATATTTACAATGTAATCATCTGTAGGCATTTCCCGTATCCATCTATCCTTATCTCTTTCACCCCAGCATTGCCAATCCATGTGGTAAGCTGAAACTGTACATGGTAACGTTACCGGCATACAAGACCAATAAATATCTAGCATATCTTTATTGTCTCGCATCATGCGGTGCATGAACTCGTAAGATAACTCATAGTTTGCCTCGTTATCCATTATCTGAATACCAAGTTTTCTACCAGCTACAACATCTGGATTTTCCTTCATGTATTTAAGTGTAAGATTTAGCATTACACCAGAGTCCTTCCCACCTGAAAACGACAGATAAACCCGCTCAAAATTTTTAAATATAAAATCAATGCGCTCGTAAGCTGCATCGAATACATTTAACCTCTTGTTATATACTCTTTTCACTTTAAGTTACCCCTTAACTAATTAACTTAAACACAATATAATAAAAACAAATGCAAAACACAACATCTTTTTGTCGTTTTTTTAATTAATCTTCCCGATAAATCGGCAAAAACTGCATGATCAGGCTGAATAGTTTAGTTTTTAATTTTATCAATCTGCAGTTGTAGCTCTTTAAGTACGTCGCGAACGCCAGCCTTGTAAAACTCTTGCTTTTGCTTTGGCACCTGTGGAACCTTTATTTCTCTGGTTGCGGCGTTAACTAATTCAATCGCGCTCTTTCTGTCAATCACTTCTCCACCTCCACACACCCGAGCACAATATTAAATTTAACTTTAACTTCATGAAGCGTCACACAGTGAAAATCTTTTTGTACTGGTTTAGCTTCATTCTGTTGTTTTTTCCACAAAATCGCATGTTCTGTGCAAATTGCAAGCATAACGATTATTGCTGCTAGAATTATATTTTTGATTATATCTTGCATGTTATTTTCCATTCATCTTGAGTGATTTAATAATGTCCAATAGGTTTTTTGTTGCCTTTGAGCGCATGTGTTTTTTGTTGCTGGCGATAAAGTCTTCCAATACTTTGCTAATAGGATCTTTAACATCAACGGGGCTTATTTTCTTAAGCTCCTTGGGTAACATATCGTAAAGTGCCTTTGTTACCGTTACAGGCGTCAAGCCTAATTCAATGCACTGCTCTGTTATGGCTTTTGTTCTGTCGCTATCCATATTTGATAATAACGGGTAAGCTTTTTCGCCATGATTTTTGATAAACCCTTCAAGTGCAAATTTTTGAACCTGGTCTTCGTTTGTGGTCTCTGTCTCACCACCAGCACAATAAGATCCGCCAGTAGGTGATATTTTGTAGTAATCACTGACATCAGTAGCGCCGCTATTTGCCATAGAAGCTAGCAGTTCAAACTCGCCTGCGGAAGATAAAAGCTTAGTAGCTTCATATTGAAGATAAAAACTATCAACACTTTTTCTATCACGGTCAAGCTCAAGAATATTCGGCGCAAAATTATAGCTGTAGTGATAATCATCGCTTTCTGGCAGGTCGCAAACAAACAACCCTCCAACAAAAACCTTTTTAGGTTCGTCGTATTGCGAGTATTCAAAGCAATATGAGCCGTCGTTTTCTGCCTCTACTGCAAAATTATTCATGTCTTTATCAATATAATTTTCATCAATCAACTGAAACTGATCAGAGCCCAAGCCATTAATAATAAATGAAACTTCGTTTTCGTCGCCTTCGTCAATATAAACATCACGAAAGACATTAATCGTTAAACATTCAACATTTAGCTGTGGGTGGTTTTCGATGCTTACACGCCAGCAATCAAACCCGTTTTTAATTAGTACGTCGTAACCTTCGCGGCATAGCACCAGTAATGCTAATTTGTAACCTTCGCCATATTTGCCGATAGATTCCTCATCATCTCGCTTTGATGATTCACCAAGCATTAAGGTAGATAGATTCATTGCACCAGCTAAAGATTTTATTTTTAATATTCCGCTAGGCTCCATGCGACTTACGTTATAATTTTTCGTATCAATGGCGTTTTGCAAGATTTCGCGAATAGCTTCCCAAAAACCCCAGTGATTAACGTAATTCGAACTGATTGGTAAATGAATTATTTCGCCTGTTAATTGCTGTCTTTCTAATAAATTTGACATTCTGTTAATTCCTCTTTTCTTGCGCGTAAAATTTCGCGGTTATATTGGACTTTTGTTTTTGTGCTTGATACCCATTCAACATTGTTGTGAATGTAAATTTTGTCATCAACGCCGATTTTGTGCCATGCGCCTTTAATAAAATGCTGTGCACCCTTTGGTGGGGTTACTAGCTGTTGTGGTTGTGCTTTCATTTTCGGTTACTCTTAATTAACTTCTAAACACAATATAAACATAT